GACGTAGTGAATCGCGCCCTGGATAAATTAGGCCACGGCGCGATTACGAGTTTAGGTGACGGCACCAAGGCGGCTAACTTAGCCGACCGTACATGGCCGATTGTACGTGACCAGATGTTGCGCGATCACCCATGGAACTTTGCCGTTAAACGCGCCACGACAGCACCGCTTGCCACCGCCCCTGCGTGGGGATTTACCTACCAACACGAATTGCCCTCTGATCTATTACGCGTCATTGAGTTTCGCGACTTACATCAAGGTGATTACCAGGTAGAAGGTAACAAGGTTCTTACGGATGAGAACGTACTGTACATACGGTATGTGGCGAAGGTTACTGACCCGAACCAGTTTGATACTTTGTTCGTTGATGCAGCGGCAGCCCGACTCGCTTACGAGATGTGTGAGTCACTGACGCAGAGCAACCAGAAGAAACAAATCATGTGGGAAGAGTACACCGAGAGTGTTCGCAAAGCGCGCATGGTTGATGCGATGGTGAACCCGCCATCGGTATTTGAGGAAGATAGCTGGCTAGAAGTGAGGTACTAACATGCCAAAGGCATCGCCCATTCAGTACTCATTCAACGCCGGTGAGCTATCACCTCAGTTAAAAGGCCGTATTGACGTACCCAAGTACAAGAACGGCTGCGAGATCCTTGAGAACTTCATCCCGCTTATTCACGGTCCTGTTCGTAAACGCTCCGGTACTCGCTTTGTGGCAGAGGTTAAAAACTCGGCCCACAACGTCCGTCTACTGCCGTTTCAGTTCAGCACCGAGCAAGCCTACGTGCTTGAGTTTGGTGATCAGTATATTCGCTTCTACAAGGATGGCGGCGTCATCTTGTCAGGCGGTGTGCCATATGAGATTTCAACACCCTACTCCCATACGGACCTTGCCGACCTGCACTTCGCGCAGTCAGCGGATGTTATTTATTTAGCGCACCCGAACTACCAGCCCTACAAGCTGGGACGCACAGGCCACACGTCATGGACCTTAAACACCGTTACGTTTGACTGGCCGCCGTTCAACGACCAGAACGAGAGCGCCACTACGCTAACAGCCTCCGCTTCGTCGGGTACGATCACCCTCACCGCTTCGGCAGCGACGTTCGCAGCGACTGACGTGGGTAACTTCGTTAAGTTCGATGAGGTGGTCGCATCCAAGTACAACCTGTGGAAATCGAGCGAGTCGATCAGTAGCGGCGACTACCGCATCTACGAGGGGCGTCTGTATCAGTCAGGTACAACCGCCACGACAGGCACCCGACCCCCTGTGCATGATGAAGGTACGGAGTCGGACGGTACTGTGGACTGGACGTTTATTCACGACGGCTCTGGGTACGTAGAGATTACAGGGTTTACCAGCACCACCGTGGTTGATGCGACGGTTATCCAGCGTATCCCTGAAAGTGCGGTGAGCGGCGTAACCAAGTGGTCGTTCGGCGCGTGGTCTGACACTTACGGCTGGCCTAAGTCAGTCTGTTTCTACGAGGACCGTCTGTGGTTCGCGGGGAACACGAACAGACCCCAGACGTTGTGGGCGTCTACGTCCGGTGACTACGAGAACCACAAGTACGGCACCAACGACGATGACGCGCTTAACTACACCATCAACTCCCAAGAGGTGAACACTATCGAGTGGCTGGTACCTGGTAAGGTACTGACGGTCGGTACGTCAGGCGGTGAGTTCGTGGTAGCAGCGTCATCATCCGATCAGGCCGTAACGCCTACGAACGTGCGCATCACACCGCAGACAACGTTCGGGTGTAAGAACATCCAGCCGTTTAAGATCGGGTCCGCTATTTTGTTCGTGCAGCGTTCTGGCCGTAAGATCCGAGAGTTCACCTACAACTTTGAGACGGACGGCTTCGTGGCGCCGTCGATGACACTACTCGCGGAACACATCCTAAGTAACGGCGCTGAATCTATGGCGTACCAACAAGCGCCTGACCAGATCATTTGGGTGGTCGATGGCGTGGGCTCCCTACTGGGCATGACCTACGAGCGCACTGAGGATGTCGTCGGCTGGCACCACCAAGATGTCGGCGGTGCGGTCGAGTCTGTGACCGTCATCCCTCATTGGGATGGTGACCAAGACTCTACGTGGATGGTGGTTAATCGCACCATCAATGGCGCTACCGCACGCTACATCGAGTATTTCGAAAAGTACCGCGAAGATGAGTATGGGCTGTTCTTGGACTGCGCGCTGACTTATGACAGTACGCCTGCCACCACGATCAGCGGTTTGGATCACTTAGAAGGTGAAGAAGTTTCGATCTTAGCGGATGGTTACGTACACCCGAACCGCACCGTCACATCAGGCGCGATAACCCTACAGGCGGCAGCGTCTGTGGTTAATATCGGCTACGGGTATAACGCGACAATGAAAACAATGCCGATTGAGGCGGGTGCAGCGGATGGTGTGGCGCAAGGTAAGACGATGCGTATCACTAACCTAGTTGCGCGCTTGTATTCTACGGGACCTGGGTTGTTCTACGGCCCTAGCGTTACGAACTTGATCGAGTACCACTTACGTGGCTCAACCGATCTGATGGATAACCCCGTGCCGCTATTTACAGGCGATACGGATTTCCTACCTTGGCCTGATGGGTACGAAGTGGGGGTACAGGTTACGTTGAGACATCAAGCTCCGTTACCTTGTACTATCATAGCGGTAATGCCACAGGTACATACGTATGATCGTTAGACCCTATGAAGTTGGTGATGAGCGCCGCGTGCGCTTACAAGTCTCGCAGCAGTATTTAGGTGAATACCTCGATACGCTGGACACGATGGAGCTAAAAGCACTTACAGAAGCAGGGCTTGTTTGGACGTGCGAGAAGCACGGTACCATCATCGCCATCGGGGGTTTGATACCGCTATGGGAGAATCGCGCGCAGGCGTGGATGCTTATAGCCGGTGATCTTAAAACTAACATGATCGGCCTGCACCGTGGCGTTAAAAAGTTTTTAGCCAAAGCACCGTATCGCCGTATTGAGGCGACCGTCGATATTGGATTTAAAGAAGGGTATCGCTGGTTGAAGATGCTTGGGTTTGAGATTGAAGGCTACATGAAAGCCTATCGCCCCGACGGTGGCGATATGATGTTATTTGCGAGGGTTAGACGATAATGGCAGCTTGGAAAATACCACTGGCGATAGGTGCCACGCTTGTTGGAAGTGTTATGCAAGCGCAAGGGCAGAAGAAGCAGTATGAAGCTGAGGCTCGGTCAGCCGAGTACAACGCCGCCGTTACGCGCCAAGAAGCCAACGCCGAAGAGGCGCGTCGCCGCAGAGAATCGCAGCGCCAGCTCGGGGCCATTAAAGCAGGCCGAGCTAAGTCAGGTGTCACGATGGAAGGCACCCCGTTGATGGTGCTTGAGGAGTCGGCAGAGTTAGCCGAGATTGATGCGTTGTCTGCCCAATGGTCGGGTCAGGCATCCGCTAAACTAGACGAACAACGGGCGCGATCAGCCCGCAAAGCGATACCGTATGCAGTGGGCGCGTCCTTGCTCTCAGGTGTATCGTCCGCCGCAACAATAGGAGCAATGGGATAATGGCTAAGTTACCGATGTATACGCAACGCTACCAACAGGGTACGCGACGTGCAGCGGCAGAAGATTTCGGAGCGGCAGAGGGGCGTGCTCAGGCTCAGTTCGGTAGCTCTGTGATGCAGGCGTCTGAGCAGTTCGCGCAGATCGAGATGCGCCGCCGCAGTCGCGAGGATACGATCAACCGCGTGCGTGCTATCAACGAGTATCGCCGTATAGCGGATGAAGAGTCTGTCCGCGTCCAAGGCGAAGAGGACCTGACGAGCACAGACATACCTAAGAACTACGGCGCGTTCCTCAACCAAGAGATGGGTCGTATCGTCTCTGAGCATGGTGGCTCGTCAGCGAGTAAAGCCGAGCTAGAATCCCAGCTCCTGAACATCCAAGGCTCTTACAGCCGTGAGATGTATAAGACGAGCACAACGGCACAGTTCAAGGCACTAGACAACCACCTGACCACAACCATCCGCCTCGCCTCTGACGCGGTGGGTGATGCACCCGATACGTTGAGCGAGCAGTTCCTACTGATCGACGCTGAGATTGAGATGATGTCGTCGGCGCTGACCCCTGAACAAGAGGTCGCGTACAAAGAGACCGCCCGCGCTCAGTTGATCGCATCGGCAGCGAACACTGCGCTTGCCCGTGGTGATTACGAGCAAGTGCAGACCCTATTGGCTGATCCCATAGCCGAGTCTACGCTTGACCCAGACACCATGCGTCAGCTTAAGACCAAGTTGATTGTTGGCGCTAACCAAGAGCAGAAAGAAGCGGCTGCGTTCCAAAGTAAAGTGAACGCCATCGAGGCCGTGGCGGGACCGCTCAATCAGGCGCAGAAACTCCAGTTGGCAGGCATCAGCCCACCGGCTGCGAGCAAGACACCACAGACTACCGCCCAGAAGATTTCTGAGTTTGAGCAGGTCATCGGGCGTCCCGCGACTGCACAAGAGATCCAGAAGTTCTACGATGTTGAGTCTGGCACCGCTAAGACAACCGGCGGCACATACCGTGAACGTCTACTGAGCACGGTAGACTACCCAAGCAGCACGTCGTT